ATCTTGAACCGTGTAATAGATATGAGTCGCAACTACTTGTTTCGTCAACAACTGTCCGACTGCTTTACGTGTCATCTCTTTAATCACAAATTCCTGTCCGTTATAAAAAACAGAAGACTCGTATTCCACCAAATCAAACACTTCTTGATTTGTCCAATTATTGGTAACTGTAAAACCAATCTCCCAAGTTTCATTCTGTTGCCAGTTCTCATAAAAAGAATCCTTGTCATACCCGACAAGGATTTCTTCTTTGGTTTGTTCATAATCTCGAATAATTAAATCAGTCACTCAATCACCTACTTATACAAGAATCGGAAATCCCATGAAGATTTCACGCGAGTAATATTTTGGATCTCGATTTCATTGACTCCCGCAACTAAATTAATCAGGCCATGGTTCGTATTGATCCCACAACTTACACCGTTCAATTTTGGAATCACGCCATCCAAGACTAATGTCTGTCCGAGATTCGTAGAAAGTGATGGATAGTAAATAAATCGATCACCAGTCGTTTTATTAAAGATCGTTACATTACCTTCTGATTCTCCTTCTAATACGATCCGCAGATAATGTTCACGTGGATCAATTTCAAAGCTTCCGGCATTGTAAATAATGAAGTGACTAGTCTGATGCGTATACTTGTAATCTTCCGCCACTAGACCTTGCGAGAATTGCCATTCTTCCTCTAGATTGAAATCCGTTAAAGTAGTTGCGATTGATTCAGAATATCCTCTGATAGCTCCCAGATTTACAGTATATCTTGTGTAAATTGTGCCTTTTCTTTCGTCGTCAATAGAATCATAAACTACTCGATATTTTTTGCCTGGTTCTTTGCTGTAAATTAGATAAAATTCTGGTTCTCTAGTAAACAATTCGCGGAGTTCCGTCTTTTGTAAAACTAAGTCAAACATTGATTGCTCTCTACTTCGAATATCAAATGAGAGAGTAATAGGAAAAGCGTCAAACGAGCTGTTCGAAAGACGCTTTCCATTCGTGCCAGAAAATTCAACAAACTCATTTTTTGCCACTGGCATACCTATATTAATGTCAATCAATCTCAGATAAGAATTATTTGTCAATTCGACAATTTCATCAGAAAATGCAAGATATACACGAGTTTTCTCATTCACTAAACTATCCTCCTCTCATGTACGATCTACGATTCAATACTTTTCCAAAACGTTGATCCATATCATCCCCTACTAAAGTTCCATCCAAATAACTTAAGACCCGTACTGGTTGTTTTGCAATTACTTGTGCAAGCTTTTCAACATCAAATTGCTTCTGATTGTTGTAGGTATTATTAACTATCTGTGATCCAACAGATGCCATCCCCATCCTTGAAGTGCCAAGAGCTGATTCTGGCGTGATAGAATTCATCAAACCATTAGAAAGCTTATTCATTGCTGAATATGCAGATTTCGCATCTGCTTCGATACCTACAGCTATTCCTTGAGGGATAAACTTACCAACGTAATCTCTCATCCAACGTGATGGAGAATGAATTCCAAGCGCGCCAGTTATTTTGTCTTTAATGTTTCCCGCTACTTCAGAAATTTTAGAAGCAACTGCTCCAACCATTGAACCGATACCGTTAATTAATCCTTGTATGATGTTTGAACCAATTTCAAATAAATCAATTCCACTCAAAGTATCTATTATAGAGTTTCCTATATTAGATACTGCACTGGTTACTGATCCTATCACACTAAGAATCCCAGAAACTAAGTTTCTAATTAAATTGGCTCCAGCATTCACCATTTGTCCAAGAAACTGAGCTATGGTACTCAATAATCCAGTAATTAATCTCGCTCCAGCTGATAATAATTGTCCCAATAAGCTCAAGATTCCTCTAATAAGTGCGTTGATCAATTGAACACCAGCTGATAAAAGTTGTGGTATAGCACCTACTAAAGCTTTGAACAAAGCAGCCATTAATTGAATAGCAGCTGATACTAATTGAGGAAGTACTGAGATCACTCCATCTACCAACGCAACAATCAATTTAATACCCGCTGATATCAATTGAGGCAAAGCACTAATCAACGCATTAACTAGGGCAATAGTGATTTGAATTGCCGCTGCAACCAACTGTGGTAATATCGAGATTATTCCTTGTATTAATGCTAATAACAGCTGAATGCCAGCAGCAATAATTTGCGGAAGTGCACTGATTAATGCACTAATCAAAGCCATTGTGATTTGGATAGCAGCATTTATTAACAACGGAAGAATAGAAATTATACCTCCGATAAGCGCCATTAACATTTGTATTCCTGCAGAAATTAATGTCGGTAAAGCTTCAATAATTGTTGTTAGCAAAGTAGTAACGATAACGGTAGATGCTTCAATAAGTTGAGGCAATGCAGTTATTATCGCATTCACGAGAGAAGTAATGATTTGTAATCCAACTTCTAAAAGCATAGGTAGTACCGTTAAGAACCCATCAATCAGTGTATTAATAATCTGAATGACAACTTCAATTATCGTAGGTAGTGCTGCTACGATCCCTTGAATAAGCATAGTTAACAAATTTGTGCCAACTTCAATAATTTTTGGTAGAAGCTCAGCGAAAGCAGAAATTAGTTTTGTAATTATCTCTGTTGCAGCCAACAGCAGTGCGGGAAGAGCCAATGAAATGCCTTGTACAATAGTAGTTATTATTTTCGTGGCTATTTCAATCAATTTAGGCAAATAAGTAACAATTGCATCCGTCAATGTTTGAATAAGCTGTATAGCTATCTCTGTTAGTTGCGGTAACATTTCAACTATTTTGTCGACAATACTTGTAATCACAGAAGTAATACTTTCGATAATTTGCGGGAGATATTGAGAGATAGAATCTGCCACGTTGCTAATTGTTTCACTTAATTGATCAAACACTTTTGTGATTCCATCTGCACTAAAATCGCCAGTTTTAGCCCACGCAGATATAAATGAAATAATTAAAGAAACTGCTAATCCGAATGGACCAGTAAGCCCTAGTGCTGCTATTGCTACTTTAGTCAAAATGCCGATAACTAGAGAAACTGCTCCGCCGACTTTACCAAGAGCTCCTCCAAATTTTTCCAGCAGATTACCTGCCAATTCTATACCAGAAGAAAAAATCCCTGACAATACAGAGCCTATTTGCGAAAGAGTAGAGCCAAATCTTTCTATGCCAGAAGAAACAATTCTTTTTACTGCATCAACAAAATTAAAAAAAGCTGGTACCGCTACTGAAGCAATTGCTGATCCGACTTCGACAACTTTTTGAAATCCTTTAACAAGATAGTTTCCTACTGTATCAGCTACTTTTTGAAGTGTAGGTAATATAGAAATAAAGACTCCTTTTAGATATTCAAATGACTTAATCAGTCCAGATTTTACAACTTCAATAGTTTTATTTATGCCATTTCGAAACGTTTCACTTGTTTTATAAAAATAGATGAAAGCTGCAACTGCTGCTCCTATAACACCTGAAAGTAGTTGAAATACCGTCAGACCAGCCGGAATAATAGCAGATAACAATGCGTAAGCTGTTCCAGATACTCCAAACATGCTGACCATACTACCTAGGGCCGTTATCACTCCATAGATTTTTCCTACAAAACTTATTAATGTACCTAGAGCTAATGCTGTTTTGAAGCCTACATACGCTCCAGTGGCTGCAATAAAAGCTGGAGCTAACAATTCCACAATGTCTAATAGGCCTTTAAAAGCAGAAATCATATCATCAGTATTATCTATCAATATGTCCATTACTTTTGACATTTCTTCAAATGATTTATTAATAATAGATTTCATACTATCAATATTTTGAGCAATCGTTTTACCAGTAAGTTTCTGCACCAGTTCATCAAACTTAGTAATAAGATTAGCTACACCTTTAGAAACAGCATTACTTAGATTTCCGAATGAAGTAGCGATCCCCAGGGAATTCTCCTTTGCCAAGGTTGCCAACATTCCTGTTCCAGTTCCTAGCTCAATCAGTTTATCTTGGAATTGATCAAATGTTACTGTTCCTTCTTTAAGCGCATTATAGAGATCTCTTTGAGCTGATTTCCCAACAAATCCCATTGCTTCAGCTGTTTTTTGCAAAGCAAGGGGCATGGTTTCTTGTAAAGTTTTCCAGCTCTCTAAGTCGACTTGCCCAGTCGAAAGCATCTGGTTATACTGTTGCATACCTCGACTGGCATCTTCTGTTGAAGCGCCAGACGCAAGAAATGCATTGTTTAATGCTAAAACAGTGTCTGTGGATCTATCTAAATCTCCAGTGATTGCTGTCATTTGCTGTGTACTTGCTACAACATCATCTAATTTAGTTGGCAAACCATCAATTCCATCGGATAATTTGTTAATGGATCTCTGAGAGTCCTCTGCACTAAAACCTAAAGCTTTCATTACTTTAGGGAATTTTTGCATAGTATCGAAACGGCTAATTGCGGAATCTAGCGAATTCTTTAAAACATTAAAAGCAGCCGCCGCAACTTTAACGAGGCCTAGGGAAACAACTAAATTTTTAATTGAGGCTCCTGCTTTATTACTCTTACCTTCTAACTGATCAAGACCCTTGTTAAGTATGGTGACGCCTTTGCCATCCACATCAACTTCTATCTCTACTCTTCCATCAGCCATCGTCTTCACCTACCTCCGAATCAGGCAATGCATATTTTTGTTGTAGCTTTCTCATGCGTTCTTTTTCTTTAGCTGATTCTCCTTTGCTCGGTTCCCATGTCCTAATCTGGATGATTCGAGCAAGAATGGTGTCGTCTGGCAAACTCTCAAGCAACGCTTGGAATTCTTCCCACATCATCCGTCCTTGCTCTTCAAATAAATTGATGCCAATTTGTCTGAACGATGCATAGATGTATTTAGCATCATGAACTAGGCTGATGGTCTTTTTTTCTTTAACTGCATTAGGCATAGGATTGCCTAAACGATCAGTTTCAAAACCATCACTATCTCCTACAGAAATATAATTTTCTAAAATGTGGTTAAATAATAAAAACTGTTGTTCAGACGGGCCTTGAAAATTTTTTTCAAAGTCACTGATCAACAGTTCTAAACACATATTCACTTTTTCTTCTGGAAACAAATCACTATCTTCCAAAATATCAAAAACATCTAGTACATTATCAAATGTTAAATCGATAGGTAATTCTATACCATCAAACTCTATCGAAGTGACTAACGGGTCATTTAACCGCATTTAATCACCTACTTCTTTTTCTTATTTTTCAATGCTTTCTTTTTCAATAAATCAGCTTTCTTCTTAGAAAGAGTATCTTTACGTTTCAAGGCTTCTTTTTCGATTGCTTCCGCAACTTCAAAAGAAATTGGATCAAACAAGTCTATTAATTGCTCAACATCACGATGAACAGAATAAATTTTTTCAAATGATCCTTCACCAAGCAACGAATCATATTCTGCTTTAGCTAGACTTTTCGTTAGATTAATAATCTTAACAGCATCTTCTTTTTCTGGTTGTTCGATATTCTTGATCTGTTTAAGTTGTTGTTTGAGTTCCTTAACTTGTTCCTCAAATTCAGCTTGAGTATCAAAAAAACGTGTCAGTTCTTCTGGAGTAGTACCGAAAAAGAACTCTACTTCTCCAATATTGATAGGAAACCCTTTTTTCTCTATTTGAAATGATAGTTTGTTAGTCATGTTATCCTCCTAAAAAAGCTGCCCAGACGGACATTTCGGCTTATTTTTTGATTAATACTACTGATCTGGACCAAGCAGAACCTATGAATGGACCATCGTGTAAATATCGCGCTTTTTCGATTTCATCTTTTCCTTTTCCTAAAACGTTATACGCTTGAACATACAGATAAATTTTATTTCCTGGCTCTAATGTCGGAACATCTTCAGCCGCTAACGTCCATGAGGTTTTTTCCGAATATCCCATCATTGTTGCATCATGAGGATCAGATTGATTAGCATTGCTATAGTGTATAACATAGGCCTGTGCTTTTGGTACGGCATCCCAAGAAAGAGAAATCGATCCATCATTCAAAACCCCAGTTACGTTCTGGGGTGCATTAGGGTGCAACAGGGACGTCTTTTGCTTCTGGTGTGCTATCAAATGCGATACCGCATGAAAAATCACCGTATGCAGTAGCATCGCCGACCTGAGCAACTGGCTCTGTTACTGTTGCTTTACCAATACGTTGTTTTTTACCAGATGCAGATACTACTTTGAACCACACTTTCCGAGCATCTCCTGATTTTCCAATCATGGCCTCAATAGCCGCCATCGCAGCATCATCTTCATCGTATAAACCTGTAAATGAATAACCTAACTGATGAGAAGTAACGTCTGTCTCCCCTTCGCCGTTCCCATCATAGTAGCCAGTAGTTTCAGATTCTTCGTTCGAATTATCATCAACATTGGAAATCCACTTTGCTAACTCCAACCAGCCGTCTTCGCTTGGTGTATCAGCATTAGTAGTTGTAATTAATTGAATAAAATAGCTTTGTAAGGCATTTTTGCGTCTCATTTATTTTCCCCCTCAAATGTGGTTAATTTTGTTTGAAAATCTAATAAAAAAACGAACCAACCTTGTTCATCAGCATCATTGATGAAAGGTTTGCTCGTTATAGTTAAATTGTTAAATTCAAAAGATCCATCAGAGCTAGCAACGTCTGACACACGCTCTAACGAATCAGAGATAAGCCAAAGCGTTTGCTCAATTCTATGACCATCTTTTGACTTCATCGCAATTTCAAAATTTAGTTGTACATCTTTAATACCGTCATAGTATTCCACAAGATTTTGTCCGCCTGGTAATGGGTAAATTACTAAGCTTTCGTCAGCAGAAAGATAGCCTTTTTTCATTTTTAACGGCAGTTCTGGAATACTATTAATCTTATCTTTTATCCGATCTATAAAATCCATTATTGGATACCAGCTCCTTTCAGATACGCTTTTTTCCAAGAAGGCATATACAGTGATTTTGCTTTAAGATCCCATCTTGGACCTGTTCCTGGAGTAGTATATTTTTTTCCATTTAGATAGAACTGTCTCCTTGCGTATTTCGTTTCATACAGAATAGCGCTACCGTCACTTTTGATATGCGCACTTTGGCGAAGGATATTATTCTTTTTAGGTACAAATGAGTTCATGTCAGCCATTGCTTGGTTGGCTAATGCGTATCTTCCTCGCTTCATAGTCTGTGGGCTGACTTTAGCTCTAACTCCATCAAGATTAACTTTAATACTCATCAAATCACCTCTAATTCGTATGAATAGATAGCATCTGAATACGCTTCTATAATTGTATCGATCTTAGTGATGACATGTTCTTTACTATCATAAATAACTAATGATTGTTCTTTAAAATTCGGTAAAGGGGTAGTTAAAGTCTTATAACAAAAAATTACTGCACTATAGAGCAACTGCTTGCCACTTGGTGAAAAAGAATACTGACTTCCTCGGTCAATCCGACAATTTTCGATAGTTACATAATCTCCATAAATAGGTTGGTTATAGTCTCCTTCTCCTAAATATTCTCGATAAATAAAAGAATCCACTAGAAATTGTACTGGAGGTTTAGGCATTACCATGATAGTACACCTCGATATAACAAACCCGTTCCTTCTAAATAAATATAGATATCCTCGGCAACAAGTGATTTACTCTCATTTTTTCCTGAAGGATTATATCTACTAGAGTTTGAGATACTTGTTCTACCAGCAGAAAAGCTTTGTGGTGTATTATTGATACTTTCATAAGTATCTGCTCCAACTTCATCGAAATATATAATTTGTGAACATAAAGCTAGCTTAAATTGTTTTACACGAAAACCAATTGGATCTTCCTCAATTTTATTAAATTGATAAAAATAGTTAGTGATGCTATCTAGAACAGCAGTTGCTTTTGACAAATGCTTTTCGAAAGCAGCTTTAAAGTCATCTGTTTTCCCAGTAAGATCTTTGAATTCTTCAAATTCAATATAAGGCATATAATATCCCTCCTTATTAAAAGAAGAGGGAACTATGCCCCTCCTCCTGCTTCTGTTACAGTAACTTCGCATGTCGCTGTTTTACCATTTACTGTTGTCGCAGTAATTGTAGCTGTTCCTTTGGCAACACCTGTGACTTTTCCTTGTACAGGAGTTACAGTAGCAATTGCTGTATTGCTAGAAGAAAACTGAACAGATTTATCAGCTGCATTTTCAGGCGAAACAGTTGCTGTTAACGTTTCAGTCGCCCCTACTTCAAGCGTTAGAGTTGTTTTGTTCAACGTAACACTTGAAGGGGCTACGCTTTTGGGACGTAAGAAATATAGATTGCTTTTTTAGCGTTGTCGAATACGATAGCATCATAGTAATCTAAACCTTTAATCGTATCTCGATAGCCGCTTCGATCTTGTGATGCCGGCACTGTGTCAACCGTACCAAACTTAACAATAGGTGCCACTGCAGTTAGTGGAACGATAATGAAGTTAAGTGTGTCTTCAATAGTTATTCCGGAAAAACGATCTTTCGCTACTTTTAGAATAGGAACACCGCCATCAATCTGAGCTACTGTTCTATCAATTCCATTAATAGACATTTGGTTTGTCGTGAATGTTTTGCTAACACCTTTGGCATTTTTTAATAAACGATAAGTAGCTGCTGATACAAACATTACGTAGCCACCAGGTACTTCATTGTCAGTCATATATTCTTCAGCGGCATCATATGCAGCTAGAATATTATCTTCCGTTAAAGTTTCGTTCACTTTTTTACCTGCATTGTCATACATTACTTGAACAGCAACTTTATCACGATGAGGAACTGTAATTAGTCGTTTATGTTCTGTGACAATATTATTAATAGTCAACGCTGCACTTTCTGACTGATCTAATTGATCTACATCATAACCGAACCAGTCTTCATGAGTAAGCTTGATTGTCTCTTTTTCAATACTAATTTGATTGCGTGCATTTTCTCCATTGCGTTTGTATTGTGTTGCATCCACGAATCCTGACATTTTGTTGATACGTACTTCGTTTGCCCCGACAAAGTCAGCTGCAGTGATACTTTTTGCACCTTGTGTTAAGACATCCCATACTTGGGAATCAGCTCTAAATTCTTTGTCAATGGTTGCTAAATCTTTTGAGTCTAATACTAAAGCCATATTTATTCACCTAATCTTTCTTGAATTTTTTGTACAATACTTTTACCACCCGCTGTAGAACCAGCAGGATTTCCAGGGGTAACAATCGTTGGTGTCGGCGGAGTTGGTTCAGGGTCTTTTGCTTCTTGAAATAAGAATGATTTACTTTCTTGAAGTCCTTTTAATTGTTCTTCAAAACCTTGTAATTTACCGTCGACAACTTTAATAGTGTCTTTATCTAGTTGACCAAGCACAATTTCTTCATCAAGCGCATTCGCTTCTTTCAAAGCTAACTTGATAGCGAAATCTTTCTGCTGCTCTGCAAGTTTTGTTTCAGAATCAGATTTGGCAGCATCAAATTTACTTTGTAAATCTGCAAGTTGTTGAGTCAGTCCCTCGTTACCTTTTGCAGCTTCTTTAAGTGCATCTAGTTCTGTTTGGTTAGAGTTAAGCTGTTCTTTGAACTGATCACGTTCTTGTTCTGCAGTAGCTACTTGAGCATTTAACTGCGTAACAGTTTTCCCATGTAAAGCCATAACTGATTTAGCAATTTCTTCGTCAATTCCTAAAGCGATAAGATCTTCTTTTTTCATTTTCTTTTCCTCCTAAGTGTTTTTAGAGTGGCAACTCCCACTGTGAGCCGTCTTTTAGAGACTTCCGAGCAGGTCTAGGCAAAATAAAAAAGCCTAATCGTTGATTAGACTTAGAAATCATCATAGTGAAAATCTTTCAGTAAGGTATTAATAGGTGTGTATACCTTCTCTCTTACGTAATTTCTATTCAAATACTCATTAGAATCAACTAGAGTACGCAATCGACTTTGTGCGGCTCTAATTTTCTTCGCCCACTCTTTTGCGTTTTCGTCTTGTCCGAGAGCTTCTGAGACCATTCTATTCTTTTTATATTTCACAACCTGACGTTCTAGGTAGCGTTGCTTCTTAGTTAATTCTGCAACCTTTTTATTTTCTTTTTCGTTGAATTTAGGTTGATTATTTGTATTGACACCAGGAATAAATGGGATATGCAGATGTTGACATTCTACACCTCGATGACCGCCTGCAGTTCCATATTCTGCTTGCCAATACGGGTCGTAGATACTTCTATATTTCCAATTAAGAGGCAATTCAGATACGGGCCGTAAATCAACCACATGACCTTGAATCTTTGAACATGCTTGCCTTGCTCCCATATGGCTTGTGACTAGCACTGTGTGGACACTATACTCGCTCATGCGGTCTTTTCTTAATGTGTCATAGGTATTCGATAGGGTAGACTTTAAAACTGTTCTAACATACCGTTCTAGGCTCCATGTATGCCCTCCCTTATCAATAAAAGTAGACTTAATACCTTTTTGAGCCCATCCTTGAATCGTTCTTTCTAGTGCTTCATCGAATGTAAAAAGACCGCTGTTAAATGCAGCAGTCGTTTTGTTAATTATTTCTGTGTACATTTGAGTGGTAGCTGTTCCGTAACCAAAATTGGTAGATAGTAACGTTTGATTCACATAATTGTTTATGTCAGACCATACTTGATCATGATAAGCTTTCATGACATTGTCTAGGTTCGATGGCAAAGGCTTAGGATCGTAAGGTAGTTGTTTGTCTAAGTCTCTGATTATCTTTTCTCCTGAGCTATCAAACATACTTTCAATTTCAGATTCAGCAATTCCTGTTATTTGAGAAATCACTTTTGCAGTTTCTTTATTAAATAGATGCAACTGTTGCAGTTTTTCTCTTTGCCAATCTAAAATATTATCGTGCCCGCTATTTAATCGTTTGATTATAATACGTATTAATTCACCTTCTAACGATTGATACAGATGAGCCATATTAGAAGACCATAAATCTAACTGATATGGAGTGATCATTTCATCCCTCCTAAATTAATTTTATTCATCACCTTCAATAGTAAATCCTTTGCCAGCATTGCCAAGTATCTCTTTTGCTTTACTTTCATCAAACGGAAAAGCTGAAATTATCATGGCTAAAGCAGAGTCATAAGGTAGTTCCCCTCTTGCTACATTCTGAACAATTGCTACAAGAGATGTTATTTGAGCCCCATTCAGAGAGACTTGTGACACAGTAGTTCCAGCTTTTGCAGCTTCCTTAGGAGTATTGATAGTATCTAAGATAGTATTGGTAAACCCTGGAATATCATTTCCATTTTCAATAGTTTGTTGCACTGCTGATTCATCTTGTTCTGGATAATCCATTTCCAGATTCTCAGTTCTGATCTCGTACACTATTCTCTTAGCTTCTTTTTCTGTAGCCCCAGTCAATTTTTGAATAGCATTTAGCTTAGATGTTAAGCCCGCTGTTACTAGTTTAGAATAGTAATCAGCTTTTGCATCTTGCGATTGGAAAACCCCATCGTCGAAGTCGATATTTATTCCTAACTCTTTAACAGGATTAAATAATTTGTACGCCGCAGCCAGTTCAAAAATCGTAGTGATTAATTCTTTCAACGCTTCTTCTACAATAAGAACATTATCTGACCGAGTAGAAAAAGTTTCAGAGTTTTCACTAATTATCTCTGTCGCTGTTTTAACAGACTGGCCATCAAAACTAAATGTTCCGCTAGAAAAGCCTGTCTGGAGCTCAATAATTCGCAAAATGAAATTGATACTTGCTATAAATTCAGTTGATCGCAATGATGGAGCGAATTCATCAATAAAAAGTTCATCAGATTTAAGCCGTTGAAAAACAGATGTTTTACTGTCAAACCGCTTCACTGGTTTTCCATTGCTGTCATATTTAACTCTGAAAAAGTGATCAGATGCTAAAATTTTTCTTCTAGCTTCTTCTATTTCCCACATAAACTCATCGTATTTTTCATTGATATCTGCCAATTGTCGCTTAGCGTTGTCGATCACACCCAAACTTAGTGGGCTATCTAAATTAATATTATTTTTACCCGCTAGCTTTATATACACAAAAAGAGGACGACTAAAACCATCTAAGATCGTCTCCTCCTGCAGATTTTTATACTTTTCTAAAGAGTTGAGAGGGATTCTCACACCAACTTGTTTTTGTTCTTCAGATCGATACAATTCGTTTCTGATGCGGTACTTTCCATCAACCCATTCATGAAATTCTAGCAAAGTATAATAGATTGTCTTTTGTCCCTCGGCTTGCTGAGTTACAGTAGCGATGGCTGCTTCTGAAATATCATTGGTATTGGATTGTAGAGGGAAAAATGTATCAGCTCGACAAAACGAAATTTTGATTTTACCTGAATTGGTATCCACGTAAGGCCTCAAAGCTAAACCGCCAATGGCATAACCAGCCTCTAGCTCTTCTCCGAAGTTTTTCCTGAATTTATTGTCAGCAAATACCGACTGCAAAAATTCATCAGCTTTTTCATCATCCAAACTGATGTTGCATCCATCGTTGAATACTAGCTTAGATAACTTTCTGGACACTACTTTGGATACGTTCAACGAGTGAAAAGGACGCGTCTGCCTATAACCATCACTATTGATATATTCTATGTCCCCATAAACGTTTCTATAAATTTCTTTATTGTTCCTTATTCGACTTAATTCGCTATCACTCATAGCAATCTTTGGATGATCTGTGATACTATTCAACGTTTCAACCATTCCTATTTTTGCACCTCCAATCCTAAACAAAGCTTTTAATTTGTCGAACATTTGTCCACCTCTTTTCTAGGCGATGTAAGTTTTGTAGAAATAATTGTTTCCATATCTCGCTTCATCGAGAGCGTGATTATATTTATCAATCGGTAATCCATTGTCATTTCTTACGTACATAGATATTTCTTTTTCAAAATTGTAGTGATCATATTCTTCTCCGTTTTCCAAGATAATGAATTGCCCACTAGTCATTGTATTTTGGAGACGTTCAATGCCGACTTCGATTTTCAATCCATTACTCGAAACTTTGTCAGAACTATTATTGTCAGCTTTATCAGTCTCAATACCAATTAAATCCAGTTCTGTTCTTAGTGTTTTACATGCTGGATCGACAAAGAACCAGTTCCATCGAGGGAGATATTTCCATTTTGTATAGCACCACTCAACAAACTTTTTGATTTCTTTAGCGTATGTAGACATCGCCTTGGTTTCTCCAGTGTCGGTCCCGCTATGATAGTAGTTAGCTAAACGATACAAATAAAACTTTCCTTCGTGATGAGTAACCACCCAAAAAGCACAAGTCGTAGCATCAGCTTGCCCACCATCTGCAGTAAAAAATGTTTCAATTATATTCCCCTTTATCTCGGTAGCTTTGTTGTTTTTGCCAAACATAGCATAGATAACACCTTGCGGTAATACTCGATGTCCGTACCAGTCACGTTCTAGAAGATATTCGCTACTAGAAAGCTCATCAAAAAGTTCTTTCTTTCGCTCCTCACTTAAAATTGGATTATCGTTCGGTGTCCAATGACGAAATAAAAAACGTCCTGACTTCTCAAAACGTTCAAGCAATTCAAGATTAGGATGGTTTGGCGCTGGTGGGTTCTGTTCTCCTAAGTGGTAACGCCATTCAGCGGCAAATGTCCGTCTAAAGCATTCATTGATAAAGTCTTTGTGCAATAGATTAAATTCGAGAAATGTCACCGTTCCTAAAGACATACCCGTGATAGCGCCAACAGAGTTTATCTTCCCTCCGCCTTTATAATAAATTTTCTTTTCACCGTTTGGAGCATATAACAACAGATGATCACCATGTTCATCGTGTCGTATATCGGAACAACCATCAAATATATGAACCAAGCCTAATCCATCTCCATCCATAAACATTCGATAAGCTTGTTCCTGGTTATAAGCAGTTACAAGATGGTTTTGATCAGGGGATCTCAAATACAAATCAGCCATTTTAAAAATATCGGAAGTTGTCTTCCCACTACGAGGTGTTCCTTCATTCAATTCAAAAGTAATCCCTTGAACCACTTGATTAATATTACTAATCTGTTTCGGGCTAAACTTCAGTTCCATTACTTCCATCACCTCCAGATTTAACATCTAAGAGAGCTTGAAGCAGATCATTGACTTTTCCTCCAGCAGTTAACTTATCTGCTTTATTTTCAATTATTTTTGCTTCAGCAATTGCCTTTCTAACCTGAGCCTTAGATAGTTTGTCTGAACCATTAACGTGATTATAAAGCAACTCAAGAGCTTTAAGTTTAGGATGAAACTTCACTTCTAAAGATGAATCTATAACTTCTTCTCCATCGCCAATCGGTCGTAAAGTTCGATTACTTTTTATAGCTTGAATTACACTCGTATCTAAATTATCACTTGAAAGCATGGTTATATTTCCATCTTGATCCCAAGTCATATATTCTCCGATGTCCGAAAAAGCAATTTTAGCTATTTCTTGGATCACACGATCAGCAGTTATTTCTGTTCTACGACTTCTTTCATTCATTAATTCAGAAATACGAGTTTGAATTTCAACATTTTTCAACAACCGTTGTCCTTGAGAATATGCAGTTTTGCTGGAATATCCGGCTCGAATGGCTGCTTGCGTTGCATTAAGATCAATTAGATATTCTTTTGCAAATTGTTCTTGTTTATTATTTTTTAGTTCAACCATTCTCACCACCTCTCAGTTTCTTGATTGTACTTAAATATACTTTGAAAGATTTTCCTGTATGTGTTTATCTGAATAGAAACCATGACCGCAATAAAGAAGTTTGCATTTATCAATCTCTTTTGGCGTAGCTTCTCTGGTCATTTCAACAATGGAGTATTTCTTTTTAATCTGGACTGATTGAACCACTCTGATTGGGTCATCTGTGTTGGGTTGTGGATATCTGTTAGACAAAGATACATACCAGTAATTTCTCATTATTCAGCCTCCTTTATGTAAAATAAAAAGACCACTCAACGAGTGATCTAATATGTAAAAACTACACCTCATAAACGAGATGCAGTTATAGCTCTATCAAGCAACCTACACCGATTCCATCGATTACTATCGACCTCGCCTTGCTCGTGTACTTTGAGCGCCCATTTCCAACCCTCAGTTGCTAAAGTCACTGGCAATGAATCGAACATTGCATGGTCAAATCATAAAACGTTAAGGCTATCCCTCGACGTATTGACCTTATTTTTAAGCGTCTACCCTTTCCGCCACAGTGACAAATTAATATTGTGAAAATAAATACTAAGTGTATAATTTTATTTATCAGCGAGTGGTCCGCTGAAATAATTTAAGGTGGTAAAAAAATGGCAAAAATTGATGATTACCGTTCAGACATGATTGAATATATTGAACTCTTCGCTAAAAATTCTAACAATAATATTATTATTCAAACTGGAGGAGCAACAATTTGCGGAACTCCTATAGACTTTGATGCTGAAGTAAAAGTAAATCCTCTTATTGATGCTATGATGGATTCTTTTGCAGAATTTCGCTCAAAAAAAATTGATGATATAGAAAAAGATGATGAGCAAAGTTTGGTAGTCAAATCTATCTTTCTGAAAGATGTTACCATCATAGGCGAGAGAACTACTAATATCCCATTTTTAGTTGTTTTTGCTGATCAGATTTCTGCAATTTCTCTCGGGAACTTGGAGTAACAATAGATTCATTTAAATTATCTATATTGATTAAATTGCTAATCTCTCGGCTATTACAAATAGCTGAGAGGATTTCTTTTATTTCTCCTGAAGTACCTTCAATCGATAATTTCATATTCTTACCCTCCAATACATAAATTAATAGACAGCAACGGATGATAGATAATAAGAACAATTTAGAAGGAGTTGAAATTCACATCCTTATTCTTAATATTTCCGTTGCTGCCTATCGAAGCTTAATTAAACGATGAGGGAGATTTCCTCCCTTACATTTTATTTTGTCGATCCTGTTTCCTAATCTTTCGACACTATCATAATACAACGTTGAATAGGTAAGTGATTGGTATAAAAAAGGTATAAAATGGAAACCAAATTGGTAATAAAAGGGTATAAAAAGTGTAAAAACTGGCTACTTGAAAGCAACCAGTTCTAACGATGAAGCAAATTGGATGATAATTCTGTTTGATTCTACTTTAACCGATTCTTCGCTAGTATTATTCCTTTGAGCAGTTACATAAATGGGCAGACCATTGATATAACGATCATAGAATATCTTCTTGCGCCTTTCAGTCACATCAGGCTTATGCGGATGCTGTATCGCTGAATAGCCTCGAACAAACAATTTATGCAGATACTCAAATTCTTCCTGTGCTTCTTCTTTATCGATCAGCATTCTTTCTGCTTCAAATATATGATCAGCTGTAGAAGGTGGAACCAAGGAATAAGATGCTGTCACTTTTGGTTCTCGAGGTTGACCTACTCTACATCTAGCTGATAGATATGCTGAAAGAAACACAGCGACATTATGTTTTGTGCGTTCCATATCAACATCTTTCGCGCTTGGTGTCTCATATTTCTTTACATCGAAAAGTACCATCCTCTGATTCCCCCAATTATGATATAATACTTATGTCGGAAATATTATTCATAGTCGGAGGAATCCGACTTTTTTTATTTTGTACGTGAAATGAGTTCTCCTGATTTATACGCCTCAGCAAATTCAACCAAAGCTACTGCCTTCATTCTCTCGATAGTTCTATCGGAATATCCTAATTTTTCTCCTATTTGATACATTGACATCTTATTAGGAAAACAATAACTATAATAAAGTACCTGGAAATGGATTCTACTTAGCCGTGTTAATGCTTCGATAACCGAATCTCGAGTACTTATCGCTTCAATGATTTCTTCGTTTTGACTGTCAATTGTGAATTTCAAATTTTTGGTAACAGTCATCACGGAAAAGTCTATTTTCACTGGTCCGACCAAACGTTCTAAATTTCTGTATCTTTTTAGTAATCGTCTAGCATTTTTCCTTGTTTGCTTAATATCTATATTCTCTAAAATGTTCACAATTGCCTCTTCTCCTTCCAGTTGTGGAATAACGCTCATTGTTGTAGGATAGTTGTAAAAAAGCAAAATTAAGATTTTATAACTTCCATATCCACCAATCTCACCACTGCTAAATTCTCTTTGCTTTTAGCTGTCCATTTATCACATTCCATCGTGTTTTCAATACGAATGATTGCTGAGTGATTATAGACGTGTTCTACATATCCACGAAATGGATAGATGAACCCTTCTGCTTCGCAGCGAACCATGTCACCGACTTTGACTTTTGGTTTCTTACGTGTTTTAGGATTCTTTGTCGGCATATCTAGCATTAAACCGCCGATGCCGTGACTACTAGCGTAAAATCCGTCTTTTAGTTTCATCTCATTTCCTCCCATTTACGATCATCATTTAATATCGAAATTCCAAACTTACGAATAGCATCACTTGCATCAGCAACACACTGACTTGCCACTTTATATGTTTCTTCTGCTGAAATTCCATATTCTTTTTCAAACTTTGTCTTTAGTACATTCAGTTCCTGTTTTCTTAGTTTTGTTATTCTGCGGTGTCTGTTGTTCATTGTCAATCAACTCCCTAATCTGAAAGTGTCGTCTATACTTGATCGAAATTCTTTTAAATGGTTCTCTACCACAGAATCAGTCACGTTAAAACGATCAATTAATACTGGAGCTGCCATATCTTTCAAATAACTTTGTCTGATGACTAATTCAGTACCATCAGGAAGTTCTATGTTAACCTCCCGACCATTGATAATTGCTTGAATGCCCGCTTCACTTAGTGGTATTTCGTATTTCATTCCGCTTCCTCCTCAATCGTCCAAGCATTTGTAAATTTCTCTAAGCTTATTAGTTCATCTTCATTTAAATATCCGTAACCATATAAGGATTCTAAAAGGTCTTCTTTTGAATAGCCTCTAAAATCAAGTCTGAGACCGCTTAGGATGTATACAAAGGTTTTATTTCCATAAAACTTGATTGTGTATGTTTTCATCCCGCTTCCTCCTGTTCTAATCCCCATTGAGCGAATGCTGATAGGACTTCATATTCTTGTTTACAAGCCAATAGTTTATAAGCTTTGCGTACTTTATCAGGTAATTTTCCTAGTAAATTTTTATCAGAAAAAGCATTAACAGATAATATTGGTGCTTCTCTAGTTAAAATTGTCTCGCTTTTCAACCACTCCAACACGATTTTCTGGTTGTCGTTGAGTTGAATTGATTTTTCTATTTGTCTTAAATCTTCCAATTCAAGTCGTAGATGACTGATTTGAGTCATTTTAGCTTGCTCAACAATTGGAAACCCCAATCCCAAACTATCTTCTAAATTTTGGAGTTCGCTTTCTTTCTCAGATATGAGTTGGTGCAATTTTTTCATCCTTCTGCCTCCTCTTTAGCTGTCAATTACTTACTCGCAAGTCACTAAAATGGCTACTTCATCGATAAAGTTTCCATCTTCGTCTTCCATTCCTTGCTGAATGCTAATGTCGGTAATCTGCTTAAAAAATCCGTTGTCATAGCCTTGTGCGTTTATCACTACTTCGACGTCTCCGAAAACCTCTTTGAGACTATTAATTTTATTTACTACTTCCGATGCGTCCATGACTACACCCCTTTCCAGTTGGAAATAATTGCATCCTCTTTTTCTTTGAATACTCCTTCAATGATGATCTCTCTATCTGAGTAAGGCCCCATATCATGAATTACAATATGAATCAAAATATTTTCATTCCTTAATTTCTTATTTGATTTCCTCCGTTAGCTGAATTTTTTCATAAACACAAGCCAATGTGTTTTGCTTCGTTTATTACCAAACAATGGCTGTTCTCCAATAGCCTCTAACACATCAGAAAGTGGTATCTGTTCCTCGTTCCACTTAAAAATTAATGTTCCTGAAGGTCGTAAAACTCGCATACACTCTGCAAAACCTTGCCTGATGTCTTCTGGCCAAAGTTCGTCTAATTTTCCATATTTTTTGGCAAGCCATGAGTTTTCGCCGACATGTCTTAAGTGTGGCGGGTCAAATACAACCATATCGAACACATCATCTTCAAAAGGCATATCGCGAAAGTCTGCGACCACATCTGGATCAACATTGATCACATGACCTGTTGATAATTCTTCATACTGCTGACGACAATCCATAAATGTTACGTCAGAATTGTTCTTATCAAACCAGAACAATCTACTACCGCAACATGCATCTAATATTTTTGGCAATTACTCTACCTCCAATAACTCTGGATTCTCGTAGACGTTACCTAAAACAGTGAGAAATCTTTCTGTATCCCGATAAATAAATCGTCCATATTCAAATATGCCAACGTTTGAATCAAATTGAATATCTGGGTTAATCTTCACGACTGCAACTCTAATTGGTTCCTCTTCCCAATCGGGAGTATCTCCCCACTGTACTATATCCCCCTCAAATATCTCCACACCATTCTTATCTTTCAGCCCTGTGGATTGCATGAGCGCATATTTATCTGGAGCCATTTCAGCATGAGTGATCAACCTTCCTGCTTGCCCATATTTCATTTCTTGTCCAAATGTTTCACCTTTAAATGGTGTGTACCACGCTCGAAACCTCGGTATCATTCGCTGTCCTCCTCGTATTTTTCAATCAATTCCATTACTTTTTTCACTATTTCAAACTCAACAGCTTTTGATTCTTCGAAATCATGTACGATTTCTGGAAACAGTACATCATCAACTACCCACAAAATAATCTGGCGCTTTCCACCAAAATTTATAATTAGATGATCCGATTCCACAGATACTGTTGCTCCTGATTCGATATCATATAAATCCATGCTGAATTGAATGAGCTTTTTTATCATTTGCTATCCTCCAAATCACTCGACTTCACGAATACACCATCTACCATTTGGCCTGTTCGTCCTTTGATTTCGTTGTACGCCATTTCTAAACACTCTTGTACGTTTGTCCCTTTTTGCATGGAAAGGATAATCAGAGTGACGATTACGTCTCCTACGCTATCTTTAAATAGCTCATCATTACTTCTTGCCATTGCTGAAGCGATTTCCCCGAATTCCTCAGCTACTTTCAAAAACTGTGCTTTTGGATCCGCATGATCCAATCCCTTATCTTTTGCCCACTTCTCTACTTTTGTGATTAGTTCGTTCATTATTTCTCCTCCACATACCTAAACTGTCGTTCTTTTGAATCAATCCATAAGCTCCTAGCTCTATCCCAGATAATGTTTTTGCTTAATCCAGTAATTTCAGATAACTGTTCAGCAGTACCTGTTACTAAAATTCGGTCATCATGCCAGATTGCAATTTTTCTCGGCGTTCTCCGTTTGGGCTTTTCAGTCCACATTGATTTACCGAGCTTTTGGACTTCTGCAACTATTTCTTTGTCTTCTTGCCAAGATTCTGACTTGGTTAATTCAGCAATTCGTTTCATTGCTGCTTTCTTATCCACGCTCATTCCTCCAATCTACGAATTTCCCTTCTTAAGTTCTCTATGTGCAAATCGATTGCCTTTCTAGCCGTTTCATTGACCATCACTGCCTTTGTTCGTTCCAGATCGTCAATCTCACGCCGAAGGCTTCGAATTCGCATTT